GCAACGAATTGCTGAGGTGTCATAATTTGGATACCACCAGGTGCTCCGGGCATCTTTGGCTCAGCGCCTTCCATTAAATGTCTGATTTTCATTTCATATTCCTAATTTTTTGTTCGGCAATCATTACCAATTTTTCCATTTGCTGTACACTCTCACAGTTCCATCTGCGTAGTGCTTTGTTGATTGGGCTATCTGGATCTCTTTTAGTCTTAGCACTTGCATGTGCTTTCTTCATACCACTCATTCTAGCGCAGAATGATTTACGGCGTTTAGCACTCTTACTACCCTTTTTTAACTTACTAGGTTTAGTAGTTACAGCAGTCTTTAGTTTAGATCCTGGATTCTCTCTGCGATATGCCTTGACTGCTTTAGTACTCATACCGTCAGTTTTGTCTTTTTTATTGACTTTTTGCCAATCTTCATTGATGAATTCTGTTATTCTCATGCTTGTATCCGTAAATAGTTGACTTTATTGCGTAGGTATGCTACACTACATCTATTATTTATCACTATGGACTCTTATGCACTCTTTTGACATTACTACTAAACGCATCGGTTTTGCTTGTAAATTCGCTGAAATTAACAAGAAAGGCGAGATTGCGTCTGTTGAGGGCTTGAACACAGGTGGCACTACACTAGCATGGGCAAAGCGTAACAATCGTGCCGCAGTAGAACAAAAAATTATTGACGTAGCAAAAAGCAACATTCTCGCTACACACGCACTTGTCAAAAAAGTTGCAACACTAGAGCCTGAATTGTGTATGTTGCGCATTACATCCGACATGTTTAGCTTCTACACTCATGATGACTACAAAGACTTTTGGCATTCAAGTGATGTTCAAACTAATCTAGCACGTTGGATGGCACCCATCGGTGAAACAGCACGTGCAAACAATGTTCGCTTGTCATTTCACCCTGACCAATTCGTTGTTTTAGCAAGCGACCGTGACGAGGTAGTAAATAAGAGTATTGAAGAATTTGAATATCATGCAGACATGGCACGTTTTATGGGCTATGGCAAAACTTTTCAAGACATGAAAATCAACGTACACATTTCTGGTCGCAAAGGTCCTCAGGGCATCAGGGATGTATTTGGTCGTCTGTCTCCTGAGGCACGTAACACACTAACACTAGAAAACGAAGAATACACACATGGACTATCTGACTGCTTATCATTATCTGACCTCGTCCCTACGGTCTTGGACATTCACCATAATTGGATTCGTGAAGGAACCTATATTGACTGTAATAGTGACCTTGCTAAAAAGGTTATTGATAGTTGGCGTGGCGTTCGCCCTACTATCCATTACAGTGTATCTCGGGAGGACGTACTTGTCGGACACGACAGTAACCAATTACCCGATCAGGCGGCTTTGATTGCGAGTGGACATAGCAAACAAAAACTACGTGCTCACAGTGACTACTTCTGGAATGATGCAGTGAACGATTGGGCATTGACATTCAATGATAACTTTGATATCATGTGTGAGGCTAAGGGTAAGAACTTAGCAAGCTTCAAACTACTTGAACATGCCAAACGATAATAATTCTGCTAACGGTGTGCATAGCTACGATAGTACTAGCACTGGAAACTTAATTCACTTCTTTAACAGGAATGTGAGTGAGTATCCTACCGAAGCAGGAGGTCCAAAGTTTGACTTGATTCCTGTTACTAAGCAAAAAGATATTATGATTAATCATGCTAGGATGTATGCCCAGCAAGAATATGATCGTATCATGGAGCTTGTGAATGTGTTGCAAAAACAAGCACTAGATATTAAACGTAGGCTAGAAGTAACAGATGCAGTACATGCCGCAGAATATCAATTTCAAATTGTAATGGGGAACACATACTGGTTAGTATGGGAAAAAAGAAAAGAAAAGACGTTGCTTGTACATACCGGTCCCAATGATTGGTCGACAGGTGTACCGGAATCTTATGAGTATGTCACGCAAGTTAAATACATGGGCGATCATACATGGATGGAAATAAAAGAGGACTAATATGGGATTATTTGATAAACTATTTGGCAAGAAGCCAGAACCAATAAAGGTTGAAGCACCTAAAAAAGAACGTAAGGCACGTACACCTAAAGAAAAGAAAGCAGAACCTGTGTTGTCTGAAAAAGAGAAGGCAACTCAAGCAGGTGAGCCTTATGTATCAATTCTCAAAGTAGAAGTTGATCCTGCTAATATCAACAACGGTGCGTTTGAACTAGATTGGAATGACAAGTTTATTCTAAATCTTATTCGTGCAGGATACAAACAAAAAGATAGTGACACTGACCAGATTATGGTTGATAGATGGTTCCAATCAGTCTGTCGTAATATCGCACTAGAAATCTATGAACAGCAACAAGCTGACCCCGAGAACAGGGACATGCGTATTGTTAGGACAAAGGATCTAGGAGATGGGCGCACAGAGGTTAGTTAAAAAGTGTTGTAAAAATACAACAAAATAAAATTTGACATTAAATCCTATACATGATACACTTCAAGTGTTGAATGAAATATCGTTCAATATGTATAGCAAAAGTTGCTTACATTAGTTTAATCAACCTCTAGAGGAAATTTGATATGTCAAAAGTTTATGAAGTTCTATTGTGGAGCGATCCGATCACACATCAACGTGATGTTCGGTGCCGTTCTGATATTAATTCACAACCGGGATTTAAGCGAATTGAAGATAATCGTGTTCAGCACACAGATTACCTGAATTCAGGTAAAGAGCGCATTTTTACCATAGTATATGCAGGTAATGAACGTACTGCAAAGCGCATTGCAGAAGGTCTCAAATTAGTGTTTGACGCAACAGGCGTTGAACGTTCTATTCTAGTACAATCTTAAGGAAATATCATGGCAACTAAACCAGTTAAGTTTAAATTTGCAAATTGGAAACCCAATACCAAACCAGTGGCAAAGTCAAAGAAACCCACTGACCATTGTGCTCCTTTGCCGGAATCTGAAAGATTCGTAGTTCTTGCGGACCGCAATATTGATATGTTAGAACGCCGTGGCGAAGAGATTCTTAAGAAGATCAAAAAGAAAAACAAGGATCTTGCTAAGTTAGGTAAAACTAGAAAACTAGGATTTGCAAATCGTCCTCGTCCAGTATTAGTGAAGATGAAACAAATGATGTTTCCTATCACTATTCAACGTCCTGAAAAGGAAGATCATGATATAGGCATTATGGTGAATTTTGACTCACGTTTCTTTGCAATGCCATTGGCTGGATACGATCCTGTTAGAGACATGTATGCAATAGATGAAGGTCAACAGCGATTAATTGCATTGCGTGATCGTATCCGTCAGGGTCTAGAGCCGGGAGTAAAAGCCGAAGAATGGGAAGAACATGAAGTTTGGATTCAAGTTATTGATCTTGAAGTAATTGAAGGTGTTGTTGATTATAGTCCATTGCGTTTGCGTTTCATCATTGAAAATGATCGTAAACTAAAGGTATCTGATGTTGATAAATTTAAGAATGAAGTACATGGTAAATTAACAGACAGTCCAAATACAGAGACACTACCTGAATATGAACGTGCGGCAAAACGTTATCTCAAATTGAAGAAGAAAGGGTTGACACCCGTAGACTCCTCGGATGAAGGTGAATCAAACAAAGCAGGAGCATTTACTGCTGTGCGTTACTTGCGCAATACATCATTGACCGATGATGATATTGATGATATCACCGGATTCTTTTATGATTATTTTAGACATGAACCTATGTATGACATGCAAGTTCTACCGGTTCAATGGTTGTACAAACAAAATAAAGACTATCACTGGTATGACAGCAATGACTCTAAGAAAGTTGCTGAATTTGAAAAATTTAAATTATATCTGAACGCAACTTGTGCAGTGAAGAATGACTTTGGTGAATGGATGTATTTTTCACGTGACGTTTGGTCACGTCGGATGAAGCGATTGAAATCAAATGATGAAATTCCTAAAGATTTCTCAATGATTCTATTGATTCAAATGACAGAAAAAGCAGGTTATACTTATCCAGGTATTGACCCTACATGGTATACATCATATACTGATGGTGTGAGTAGCTGGGATATTTTGCGTCAAGAAGAAAAGGATTTGTTTGTATGAGTACCAAAGTAAGATTACCCGCTGACCTTGCGTATATTGCTAATATTCACGATAAACGTAAGTCGGGCAAAACTCGATCATTCTCACGTAGATTTGGTCGTAGTCAATACAATCAAGGTGGTTTTGAAAACGCTATTAATGATGCTTATATTTGTGAAAGGGGATATGAAAGTGATATTCGGAGGTGGGAGAAGGTATATAAACGTGAGTACTATGAATTTTTAATGCGTAAGAAAACAAATTATCAGCAAGCTACCGAATGGATTGATCCAAAGTTTAATGATAAAATTGATTGTGCCCATATTAAGAAAACTATGGAGAATGTGGTGAGAGAAGAAAAATTACATATTCGACGGATTAAATCTGAACATTTGCAAAGATTAGTAGATGAAAAGGAATTCATTAATGAGGTCCGCGCTAATCCAAATAAGTACACCGAACCCGTTTAATCTTGACTATTACTAAATAGTAGCATATAATACAAACATGAAATACGCACTCATTGACACAGCTAACACATTCTTCCGTGCCCGACACGTTGCATCACGAAATGCAGATACGTGGGAAAAAATCGGAATGGCTCTTCACTTAACTCTTGCATCAGTCAATCAAGCTGTCCGACGCTATGGAATTGACCACGTTGTATTTTGCTTGGAGGGTAGAAGCTGGCGCAAAGATGTATACGGTCCTTACAAAAAGAATCGTATCGTTGATGCTATGTCAGTAACTGAGGCTGAGAAAGAAGAATCAGAAATGTTTTGGGATACGTATGAAAAGTTCACTACGTTTCTTAAAGAGAAAACTAACGTTAGCGTTTTACGTCACGAAACAGCAGAAGCTGACGACTTGATTGCCCGATTCATTCACTTGCATCCAAATGACACGCACTACATTATTTCTACTGATACTGATTATGTTCAACTTATCAGCGACACGGTGCACCAGTACAATGGTGTCGCAGGAGAGCTTATCACCCTCAACGGCTACTTCAAAGAAAATGGTAAACCAGTACTAGACAAAGAAAAGAATCCTAAGTTGCTTGAGGATCCTGAATACTTATTGTTTAAGAAAATTGTCAGAGGTGATGCGGGCGACAACGTTTTCACAGCATATCCCCGTGCTCCCGAAAAAGGTAGTAAGAACCGCGTAGGTATTCGTGAGGCATTTGAGGACCGTGACAAGCAAGGTTTCAATTGGAATAACTTCATGTTGCAAAAGTGGGTAGATCATAATGGTGAAGAACAATGTGTTCGTGACTGCTATCAACGTAATAAAATGTTGATTGACTTGAAAGCACAACCCGAAAATATTAAAGAAGCTTGTGATACTCGTATCAAAGAATCTGTGCGTGTAAGTGTAACTCCTCAAGTGGGCATTCATCTGATGAAATTTTGTGGCAAATATGAACTTACGAAAATCTCTCAACAAGCTGACTCTTATACTGCATGGCTTAATACACCGTATCAAGGGCACGTACATGAATGATTTAATTGAGAAGCAATTGTACTTGGGTATTGTTGCGGTACTCAAGGATGACAAACTTTATTACGAATCTAGAGTAAGTACGAAGGGCGAATACAATCATTTCCGTGAAGGTGGACATGAGGCTCTATTAAGATACATCGACCAAATGGCTCCACTGATTCTGAAAAACGAACGTGAGAAACTTGACAAACGTGCTAAAGAACTAATGTGGGAAGAATTGAAGAAATGACATTCACTACTCCAGAAAATCGTATCAAAGAGATTAAGCGGGACGATTCACACTTTTATATGATTGATGGCATCAAGATGGTACCACGTGCTGGAATTGAAATTTCTAAAAGTTGTCCATATAACTATCAACAAATTCTAGCCGATTGCATTGACAGAGGCTGGGTAAAACCAGTAGCATACATCAAGACTAAAGAACTATTTTGGGAAGTATTAGGAGATTAATATGAATGATAAAGACATGAATAATATCCTGTACATTCTTAATAGAAGCCAAGAAGAACTAGAAATCTGGTGGCATAGCATGGATCCCGAGGATCAAGAATATGCTATGTGGATCATCAAAGCATATCGGGAAGAATTGGTACGTATGCAAGAAACGTATGAAGAACTGGTTCCGTTGGATGAAGAAGATTTATCAATTGCTAAAAACTATTTGAAAAAGTTTCAACTATGAAAAAAATCTACTACGAAAAAGTTGGACGCAGGTATGTTCCTGTTGCTGAGTATGACAATAATCTACTAGATAGTTTTGCTAAAGGTAATCACCTTGTTATGTGCTACCCCGGTGGAACCTCACGCAGATTTAATATTGATCCTGCATATGCGCCCATGATTGCCGCAGGTCGTGTTGCCGAAGATGCTATCTGTAAATCAATCAGCAAAGCCGCAGAACTAAGACCAAAGAGTACTCCTATTACAGAAGCACAACAAAAAGCATGGAAAAAGTTAGCCAAAGAAATGGGTGATGAACTATGTACTTTATATGGTCTTAGTGTGCGTGACTGTGCTGAAGCAGGAGTAAAGGCTATGCAGGAAGAGGCTGACAAGCTAATGACGAACCCGTCAGTAAAAAGTGCATACGAACATTTTATGTTGGTATGCGAATTAACAAAGGAAAATAAACATGAGTAAAGTAATTTTAGCATTTGTAGTACTTTTTGTTCTGTTTTTTGGAGCAATTAAATTTGCCCAAAATATGACAGGAAAAGAAGCACTAGCCTTGACAAAAATTGTAGGGTATAGTATACTGTGTTCTGTGCTGACAATTTCAGTACTAATTGGGTTAGTAATTCTTTTTTAAGGACTAAAAATGTTTCCTGACTTTCTGTTGAGACCTTTGTATTTCATTCTCGGTTTCATGTTTTCTTTCTTTCTTTTTGTAAAAGGTATTCTCTAAAATGATGCGCTCTATTAAAATTGGTTTCGTTCTCGCCGCAGTTGCTCTTACTTCTGCATGTACTCGTATTGAGACTGGTGAGGTTGGTCTTCGCCGTGACATTAACAAGCAGGTTAGTACCACTGAACTGTTGCCCGGTTCTTGGAATCAAACTATCATCGGTGAGGTTATGACGTTCCCTATTAAAGACGTTAACGTGGTCATCGAAAACATGACTCCTGTTGCTAAAGACAACTCAACAATGAAAGACTTGGACGCTGTTATTGTTTATAACGTCAATCAAAGTCAGGTTGCTGAACTGTATAATGCTAAGAACAAAAGTTTCCATGCTGATTTCAAGGGCGATACTTACGTGATGTATAATTACATTGTACAGAATGCTCGTAATGCAATTTACAAAGCCGCACGTAAGTATGAAGCACTGGACATGGCAGACAATCGTAATGAAATGGAAATCTTCATTAAGGAGGAAATTACTCGAAACCTTGCTGAAGAAAAACTAGACGGCAGTATTGGTATTAGTCAAGTTATGGTGCGTAGCGTAGTCCCTTCAGATGTTATTGTTGCTAGTGCAAATGAGTTGGTTCGTAGTAAGAACGAACTGAAACAGAAGGAAGTCGAAGTTAAGACTGCCGAAGCAGAAGCCCGACGTATTGCGGCTCTTGCACAAAACGCAGGTGCTATTCAGTACATGGATGCTCAAGCACGTATGAAGCAAGCTGATGCGGCGCTTGAAACTGCTAAGGCTATTGCAACATTCAAAGGTAACACACTTGTAATCGGTGCTGGTACTAACGTAAACGTAGGTAAATAAATATGATGTCCCTGAATGAATTCGCTATGTTTCTTGCGGGTGTATTCTGGGGCATCTTTATTATCAAGCCATTATGGGACATAGTGGCTAAGATTTATAAAAATGCTAGGGAAAATGTAAAATGAACAAATTTGTACAATGGTATACGAAATACAGCAATGAAATCACTTGGTTTGTTGTTGGCATGTGTACTATCACTGGACTTACTGCATTAGCCCGTGAAGATTATAGTAGCGCATTTATTAACTTGGGTATCGCATACCTTAATTATGTGTTGAACAAGCGATGAAAACAATCCCAAATAAGTTTCGCCCTAGCTCAAGCATGACTACTAAAAGCGTCATGCGTGAACGAAGAAAGTACGGAGCACTACATGGTAACTACAACTGGCAAAGTCGTATTGAATGGTATCCTGCAGGCTTCAAACTAAATCACAAGACTATCTTTCGACAGTTTGGAAACCTACATTATTTTGCTTGTCACAGTCCCGAACCAATTACAAAAAAGTGGCAGGCTGCATATGATGTTTTCCATACGAAACATTTTGGCACATTCAAAGGTAGTATGCGATATCTTAACAAGTGGTCATGCCACGCTTGGCTATGAACTTAGCAGAATATTTTAAACTAAACCGATATCAGTCAAAATATGATATCGGTGATCGTGTTATTGGAAAGTGGAATAAGATTCCATTCGTGGGAACAGTTGGTAATGATACATTAATCAACGAGACCGAAGGCCCACGCATAAGCATACATTTAGATTTACCGATTAAGTATCAAGATAAAATCTATACTGTTATAATCGTTAAGCACAAAGATATAAAAATATATAAATAGGAATAACATGTCTAATTTAATTGCAAAGCCTGTAGTCAAAGATCAGTTTTGGATTGTAACTGACGGTAGTGAAAAAGTAGGTAACGTAATTGCGAACGGTAGTGGATTTGAACTAAAGCTAAACGGTAGCAAATCACAGCATAAAAATACTAACGCTATTAAAAAGTACGGCAAAATTGAATTTGCGTCAGAGAAGTATACAGGGAAGTCTAAACAGGATCTACCTTTCTCAGATTATCCTACTACAAAAAAGGTATATAACTCTATATTAGATATCAAACGCAAGATGCATTTGTTTACTACAACACCAAAGAGCAAATGTTACTACGCCGCAGGATGGTATGTATTGAAACAGGGCACTGAAAGTCAAATTGAATTCTGTCCTAAATATATTTTTATTCAGCGTTATGAGTATCTAGGTCCATATAAAACAGAAGATGAAGCTAAAAACGTGATAAATAGTCTATGATTAATATTAAACGTTTTATAGAGAAAGTGTCTTACATTGAAGGAAGACACGGTAAAGATGTGGTAATTCCTATAACTGAGGCTAGAATACTACGTGATGAATTAGCAACATTGTTAGTTGACCACTATGAAGCTAAGAAACAAGAAAGCAAGGCGCCAGAGCAAGTTATACAAGTAGAAGTAACTGGCGGTAAATTTTAAATGAGCAGAACACAACCCAAAGTCTTACTTGAACTAGTAGACAAAGTGACTTACAAATGCGACCAGATCGTTGAAGCATCTGGTATTTGGGCCGTGTTTTATGACGGTCAACCTATCAATCTCAAGTCACAACATTACCTAGACAATGAAGCTACTCCCAAGTACAAAAAGACCAGTTTTAGTAATCCCGGTCATGCACGTAACTTATGTAGAAAACTGAATCTACAATTTAAAACAGATAAGTTTACAGTTGTCTTTATGAACTCGGGTAGAGTAGTCTACCCGGATGAGTAACAAAAAATCTCTCAAAGAAATTATTACTGAGGCAGTGCAAGGGCAACTGCCTGCCGTTGCACAAGATCGCAATTTGATTTCAGATTCAATACTCACTAAATGGTGGGCTAGCGGAAGACAAGATGGGCTACGACTCACTGAGTGGGGGGATATGAATTTTAGATTGGCTGAAATAGAATACTACCAAGCTGATTTTAAATTACGTGAGGGCACAAGCCACCATGCATACTTACTTGAACTTAACAAAAAAATCAAGTGCCCCTATTACTTAGGCGTAAATAAAGATAGTAAGTCCAAGCAAACATACATAAGATTTTACGATAGCAAAATTGCTATGATGGTAGAGTTGTATGGTAATCTCAACGACTACTTAGATTCAATAAAGGTACGAAAATGACAGAAAAGAAAAGCCCAAATCCATTCATCAATATGGCACGTGAAGCAAAAGAACGAGCTACAAAAATAACTCCAGAAAAAGCGGCATTGATACAAAAAGCTAAAGCACCAAAACCAAGCAAAGGGTTTGGTGGCGCACCAGTTAGAAAAACTGGGCGTGGTGGTTAAAAACTTGTCAACGGTTTACTAAGCTACCGCGTTATATATATGTAGACACAAAAATCTACGATTTCATAAACTTAAAGGAAACTTAACATGAAAAACATCGCTATCGCTCTTATCGCTAGTTTTGGTATCGCTACTGCTTTCGCACAACCTGCGAAGACTCCAGTGGCAGCAACTCCTGCTCCAGTAGCATCTGCACCAGCGGCGGCACCTGCTAAAGCAGAAGCTCCAAAGACTGAAATGAAATTGGCTAAGAAGAAAGAAGACAAGGCTGCTCCCAAAGCTGACGCCACTAAAAGCCCTGCCCCTGTCCAGGACAAAAAGGCTGCAACAGCACCTGCTCCAAAAGCAGACGCAAAGCCAGCCGCTAAGTGAAGTAGACTATAACGATGATGACTACGGTGAAGAGTTTGACCTTCATCGTAGTTATGGTAGACCTAAGCTAATCAAAGCAAAGAATCTTTGGGATGATGATACAGAATTACCCGATCATATCACTAAACGACTGGCTGAGATTAGAGAGAAAGCTCTACAAAAATATCGTGAAACGTGCTATAATAAGGCATAAATAAAGTAGTTAGAGTTCTACTTAAAAACTCAACACTTAAACACACACATAGGAGATAAACATGTTTAACACAGCAACTTACGCCTTCATCGACGGCGTTTCAGACCTCAAAAAGAAATTCGTAGAACAAACAGTTCAACACGAAGGCATCAAAACAGCAATGAATTCATTCGTTGATGCACAATCAAAATATACTAAATCAGCCGCAGATGCAGGAATGCAATCAATGATGGCTTTAGGTATGATTTTCTCAAGCAAAGATTTCTACACACAATTGGCTGACCAGTATAAAGCAATGGTTCCAGCGTTCAATCAAAAGAAGGCTAAGTAATTATGAAACTTTTAGGAATGCTAATAGCGTTCCTAGGTTTCTCTACAGACACCTACGGGACAGAACTAGAAAAATACATTGTAGGACAAAATCCACAAGATGCAGGTGATGTGGAGAGATTGACTTACGAGTTCCATCGCAAACAATCAGATTGGAGATTTCTATGAGCAAAATTAAACAATTCTTATATAGTATTCTTGAAGCCATTCAATCTTTTAAAAAATACAAAGCGAGTAAACTAAAATGAATCAATGGCAACCAATGACCGATGAAGATTGGGAATGGGTTAATCATGGTAAGTTACCGAAACCCATTGACACACCAGTCAAAACAAAATAAAATAAACACACATACACTTTTTAAGGAAATAAAATGACAGACTTTACACCAAAAATGCCAGAAGTTAAATTTAACAAAAATGGCTATGAGCTACGCACTGATATCTTAGCTATGGCTAAAGATATGGTTCAGAATGAATACAGCATGAAATTTCATGGTTGGGAAATGAGTGCCGAGCGTGACCCAAAGACTAACCAAATTGTATCTACTGTTAAAATGCCCGAGTTCCCGGGACTAGACAAGATCCTTGAAACTGCTGAAAAGATGTACGGCTTTGTAAATCAAGGCACTACTAAAAAGTAATAATTTAAAAAGCCCCGAAAGGGGCTTTTTTAATAGCTTGTATTATGATAAATAACAGATGCAGAAATATTCTATAATCACAATCAACGGAGCAACTGGCCCATTCATTTCAGATATCTTTACTCAATTGGAATTAGTTTGTGAATACAACAACTATAGACAATTAGAAGATGATGAAGCCGCGGTTATTATATCTTATCAGCATGGTACATTTGCTTGGGTAATGACTAATCATTTCCTAGAAAATATACTAAAAACATATAACGAAGGAAACACTTCTATATATGAAGCTTGGGAAGAGCATTGGATTGGACCAGACATTATTACTAGTCCATTAGAAATTACTCCTGAAACTTGGGCTATTCACGTAATACGTTCATACGATCATATTGGTAAATATGCCCCATTAAATGGATTATATGAAGAAATTGAAAAAGTAATTGAAAATCCTAATATTGTTAAAAGATATAATATTGAATTAGAAAAAATAATATCCGATCCTGAAATAGTATTAGAACAAATCGGAGAAATAACCGGCAAAGATATTACTGATATTAAGGATACATTTTTAGAAAAATGTGCCGCAACAAAAGAAAAAATGAAACCGTGGATGGATGCTATCATAGCAGAAAACAACGGAACAAAAGACTTGACAATAAACCACTTTGGGACTATAATACAGATTACAGTTTAAAAACAGGTGATCTATGTCAGAAGCCCGCGACTTGAACAACATCAAGTTCATCCAAGAAACTCTCGCCGAGCAAGGTGTTGCAGGATTTCGTTCTTGGTATACTAAGCAAGAAGTATACATTCAGGAATATGTTGTAAATTTACTACAAATGTATTCAATTGAGATTCTAGACCTCTCACAATCATTGTCAGGTTCCGTACAGGAAGCCACTGATGTTCTAAATAAATTCCGTCTAGGCGTGTCCAAAATTTGACAATAAATCAGTTTGGGTATATAATACATACATAGACAGTTAACTAAAGGACATTAAATGAAAGCAGAAACAGCACTGAAACAGATTCAAAAAGAAGCACAGTTCTTGGGTATGAATTTGATGGAAACATTGCAATTTATTGCGCAGAATCCATTAGCACAACCTGCTAAGACTTTGGAAGCTTTTAAGGTTCTCAACCCCAACTTTCAGTTTCCTAAAAAGACAGTCAAGAATCTCATGACCGGTAAGTTGATTGAGATTGATGCAGACACTCCTAACTGTTGCAACCCTGCAAGCGAGTCGTACTGGTCAATGTAATTTGACAATAAATGGGTTTGGTGCTATAATAGAATCTTAGACAGTAAAGAAAAGGAAACGAAATGTCAGCATTAAAAAAGTATCTGGATCGCAAGAACGCATACGCTACAATCTTTGGTGCCAAAGCACTTACTTTGGATAGTGCAGTTGACCGTCAAAAGATTGCCGATAGTATTGATTGTGACTTGAGTCCTGAGAATTTATCTTGCGATGGTGAACT